CGACGTCGAACTCGTCGGTGGAGCCATCCGGCGTCTCGTAACCGATGGTGACCTTCTCGCTGAAGTTGTAGGCCCGCATTGCGTTCTTGAAGCCGTTGTTGGTGCCCTCCATGATCTCCTGGTAGATCGGCAGGCCGATGCCGGTGCGGTCCATCGAGATCGCCTTGGGGTGGTAGAACTCGTAGACCTTCTCCAGCACCCGTCGCTGGTCCGGCGACGAGATCCGCTCGAGGTGGATGCGCGCCAGGCACTTCAGACGCATGTCAGGGACGTCGGGCAGCCGGCCACCGTGCTGCTTGGCCATCTCCTCACCGAAGATCAGGATCTCCGAGGGGTGGTTGGTCAGGCCGACGTCCATGCCGACCCAGACCCGGCCGTAGGTGCGATGGATCAGCGGGAAGTCGAGGAAGGCCTCGATCGGCATGCCACTGTCCGTCAGCTGCTCGCTGTTGATCCGGATGTGGGTGTACTCGCTGGTGTTGTAGTGCGAGTTCTGCTCGCTGTCGACGCAGGCCATCAGCTTGGTCAGCACGAACAGCGCGCTCTGGGCGTCGCCATGCTGGCCGAGGATGTTCCGGCGGTAGTCCGGGTGGTCCCGGGAGCCGTAGAGCTCAGCCTTGGCCGCGCGCTCCTCGGCCGTCCAGTCCGGCCGGTGCATGGCCGTGATGCGGTGGACGTACCACCCGGACTCCGGCTGGCTCTGCTTGTAGTAGCGGTCGCGCACCCCTCGAGACACCCCGTGGGCCCGCCAGGTGGAGTCCTCTTCGCCGTACTTCAGCGTCTCACCAAGCTCGACCCAGCCAGGCTCTGGATAGTCCTGCGCCTCGTCCATCTCGAGCTTCTTGGGGTGCATGCCCTTGACGCCGCGCCCATCCTTCTGCGGGATGCGACCCTTGATCGAGGCTCCGTTGCGGAATCGGGCCTCGAACGGGCGGTGCGTGATGCCGTTGGAGGTGCCGCTCTTCTTGAGGAACTCGCGCAGCAGGCGCACGCTCATGATCCGGTCCTCGACGTGCGCGGTGACCGGGTTCAGGTGGATCATCTCGGGGGCTGTGAGGAGCATCTCCTCGCCCGGATTGGTCAGGGCGAAGGAGGCGGCGCGCATCTGGATGCCCAGGCTCTTGCCGATGGCACGGCCGCACTGGTCGATCTGGAACTTCGAGTTGTTGCGGTACCAGGCGTACTGGTAGTCGTAGCAGCGGAAGACGAAGTCCTTGCTGGTCTCGTCGCTCCAGCAGAACTCGGCGATGTCGATGCCGGACTGGTCCTGGATGATGGCCAGGAGGTATTTCTCCTCCTCGGAGAGATCAGCCAGGACGCTCATTTACTTGCCCATCCGAACCTCGAGGTACCTGCGGTAGAGCGAGGTGGCGATCCCGGGCCGCTCGTCGATGAGGTTGACGAACGCCGCAATCGCCATCGCCTTCCGATACTCGACAAAGAAGGTCGGCGGTTTCTTCACCGCGTCGGCAATCGCCCGGAGTTCGTGGACGTCTGGCTCGTACTCTCCCTTAAGCAGCCGCTGGAACTGAGTGCGGCTCATGAAGATCCGCTGGCAGAAGGTGCGCTGGTCGGTGTGCACCAATCGAGGCAAGACCTCGGTCAGTGGGCGGTCGTTCTGCTCGGACCCCATGAGCCCGTAGAAGTCGACCGACTCCTCCTCGGGCATCGGCCGTTGACCGATGCGACCGGGCTGAGCGTAGACCTGCTTGATGAGGTCAGCCAGGAGGGCGTGCATCGCATCTGGACGCGCGGTGAAAGCGGCCACCCAGGCGTAGCGCGACGCCTTGCCCGGGGGCTGGGACAGCAACTTGAGGCTGGGATATCGACTCTGCATCTCCTCGAGGGGCATTGCCTTGCCCCGGCGCCGGCGGCGTGGCTCCTCCACCGGAACGTCGGTGCCCTCGACGTCGACTGGCATTGACCGTCCTTTCGGACCTGGTAGTCGGTCTGGCCGTTGGCGCGGCCCTAGGTAGGTGATCGAGAGCTACATCGACTTGATCCACATGGCCTGGTTCTTGCGGAAGTCGGCCACCAGCTGGTCCCATCGCTCGATGGCGTTCTCGCGGATCCACTGGAAGATCGAGTCCTGCGACAAGTCCAGGGTCCGGCGCTCTTCGTCGTCGCACCGGTCGTAGGTCTTCACCATCGAGCGGAGCTCCCAGAGCAGGGTCACCGCGAGCGCGTATTGCTCGTTGCGGTGGTAGCCGAACGCCTTGGCCCGTTCGAGCAGGTTCTGGGTGTAGTCGGCCAGCGAGTTGCCCGACCAGAGCACCAGGCCGCCGCGTCGGGTCAGCAGCGTGCCATTGGGCACCGTGAGGCAGTAGACCTTGCCGACGTACGGCACCCGCTTCACCTGATCGGGGAACAGGGTGGCCGCGCTCTTGCCCAGGGAGACCCCATAGCCGGCGCCGACGGTCTCGATCTTGGCGGAGAGCCCGACGTGAGCCACCAGCCGCTGCACGTCATCGGCCAGCCCCTGACTGAGGGTCTCGAGGATCGGGGTCCCCATCGGCACGGTCGACGGCTCCCCGAGGAACCCCTGCAGCAGGCCGAGCAGCTCGGTCCTGGACCAGCTGACGAACGCCTCCTGCGGGACGCGGGGGACGAGCCGGTCACGCAGCTCCTGGTTGTGGATCGACCAATGCACCCCGTTCGAGGTCGTCCACCGCCGGAACGACCAGCCCATGTACGTGAGCAGTTCGTCGAGGTAGGCCACCTTGGACGGGACGCCCGGCAGGTTGATATGGACGTTCGTCCGACTCCGCGAGGCCCCGGCCGCGAGCCAGATGCCGAGGAAGCGCGCGAAGTCCACCCGCCGGGTGCGCGGCAGCCGGTGCTCTGTGGGCTCGCCGTCTGAGTCCACCGGCACCGGCCGGAAGTCGACCATCCTGTCCGGACGGCCCTCGATCGCGGCGGCCTTGGGGAGGAAGCGAGTGAGCGTCTCGGCGGCCACCTCCTCCATGCGGGCGAAGGTGTAGGGGGACAGCGACCGGTTCGGACGCTGCAGCATCCGGTGGTTCGGCGTGACCGCGAAGTTCAGCTCGTCGGTCTCCACGACGAAGAGGTCGCCGTCGTAGTCGTCGGCGATGAGCCGGCGCACGGGCTGGTACTCCAGGACCCCATGGCTACTCCGAGTGGCGACCAGCTCACCGCGCTGGACCTGCGAGAACAGCTTCCAGCCGTCCTGGGTGAGGACCTCGGTGCGGTCGTCGTGGCACTCGCCCTTCTCCTTGTCGCGGGTGGCCTTGTCGATCCCCAGCGACGCCTTGAGCAGGCGGATCTCGACCGAGTACTTCTGGATGTTGTCCTTGAGCTGGCCCTCGTCAACGCGGGCGTAGAGATAGTCGAAGCCCTGCCCCATCCATAGGCCCCAGCGATAGCAGAGCACCTCGAGCAGGAGTAGTCGGTCCAGGTCCTGCAGGTCCGACACGTTCGGGAACATGTTGTCGGCGAGGTAGCGGTCGCGCCGGCTCTCGTACCAGTCGGCCTCTTCGCTCGTCTGCAGGTTCAGGTCCGAGCCGGACGGCGAGCGCACCGTCCAAATCTGGACGCCGTAGGGGTTGCTACCACCGGCCGAGGGTTGCGTCATGGGGCGAAGTCAACTACATCGCCGGGCTGCGGCCCAACATTTGGGCCGCGTGTCTAAACTTTCGCGTCCAGCCAGGCGGTGATGTTTACCTCAACGCCGACCGGGTGTCGATCGTCGGCGAAACGCTTGCACAGTGAGAGGTCGGTGATGCAGTTGTCGTCGGTGATGATGCGCCCCTTGACCAGGCCATCCAACGCGGACTTGGCCAGGTTGTCGAGGTCCGGCTTTTTGGTCTGATACTCGACCCGTTTCGGCGTCGAGACCGGCCGCTGCATGTTGAAGCGCAGTTCCACGGCCAGTCGACTCGACAGCGGCAGGTAGAGCTCCTGCCCCTCCGGAAGGTCGATCGCGCGGACCTGGACCAGGGCCTCCTTGGCGACGTAGTCCTCCCAGTCCCTGGTCTCCTGAGGCGTGTAAAAAGAGGCGAACGGGGGCCGACCCTTCGGTGCCACGACTCGCGCACGCACCCGGCCCTTGGCGACAGGCTCGCCGGCGATGAACAGGGCCAGCCAGGCTACGCGTCCTGCGACGAAAGCATCTGGATAGCCCGTGGGGTGCAGCGCAGGGAGCGATGCGACTTCGGCC